CCGATTCAATTCAGCCATTGTCAGCCCTCCTGTTCCATGCTTCGACGGCTTCTGCGCGTTCCTCAAACACGGCCTTTATTGCCGCCTCACACTTGAAACAGCAAACTCCGAAAAGTTCTTCCGTTTCGTCGTCCACAACAACAAGCGGTTCAACGTTCCCGCAAAACGGGCACGGTTTCAGCTTATCCATTCTTTCCATGTTGTCTCCTTTCAGAAAAGCGATAGCTGTTCAGGCTCGGAAGGTGGAGCGGCAACCCCATCCTTCCGGCCATATTTTTCATCGAATGCGGCCTTTGCGGCCTTGATCCGCTTCTGGCGCTTGGCTTCCTTCGCCTCACGGTACGCTTGCCTGCGGTCCTTTTTGGCCTTTGCGGCTGCCTTTTTGAGATCAGAGGCGTGGACGACGGTCAGCCCCTGTTCAACGTCCCGGAGGTCTTGCAAGAGGTCTCGGGACTCTTTTTTCTCGATCCTGATGTTCTCGACCTCGTAGCGGACCTCGAAGTAGTCATAGCCGGGCCATTTGCGGTGATGATCGGAGAAGAATTCCATTCGGCGGTCATCCGGCGTCTTCCGGCCTTCGATGACCGTCCGATTATTCAGCGGAGTGTAATTTGCCTGCTTGACTTTCAGCCAGATCTCCGCGTCGGTGCGGGCGACGGGCTTCTCGAAGACCTTTTCGCCCTTGGTCACGGAAACGTCTGTGTGCTCCAGGAAGCCCTTGCGGGTGATCTTCGTCCTGCGCACGTCGTAGAAGATGTTTACCTTGGTCAGATCCCGGGGCTGCTTGCGGATGACGCAAAAATCATTCTGGCAGCCGTAGTTGATGCACTTCTGGACGTCGTACTCGATGCGGACAAGCCCGCCCTGGAAGCCGTTGGTGTCGCAGACGCAGGCGCAGCAGCTCCCGCCGGTGATCTCCATGTACTGCTCGTGGTACCGCTTGGCCCGGTCCTCCTCGATGGCCTCCAGACTCCGGGACTTGTCGTAGGGCTCCTCCGTCGTGTGGCAGGGACAGAGCGGGTATTTCCCACGCAGGCCCTCCGGGATATGCTCACAGGCCTTCTTCTTGTAGGGGCAGAGGACCAGCGGATTGTTGTTCTCCGGGATGTAGTCCACGCCGCCGTAGCTGGTGTCGGAGGAGCCCACAGTCCAGCCGGAGGCGAACAGCCCGCAGGGCGTCTTCCAGACCAGCTCCCGCTCGTACTCCCATTTATACCGGAAGCCTTGAATGAAGGCCCAGAATACATGACCCGGGTGATGATCCTATGTCCAGCCCTCGGCGAAGAGGCGCTTTGTCAGCTCGTTCATATCCCAGGACACGGCACCAAGCCGAAGTGCTCCTTCATGGTGTCCCGGAGCTCCTCGACGCTGACGCCGTACTCCTTTCCGATGCAATTCTCGCAGGTGATGTGCTGGTAGCCCAGGGCCCGGGAGCACCGCTTGTCCCAGGAGTTGACTTCGCCGCCGCAGACGTGGCAGCTCACGTCAGCCAGCCAAATGACCTTCTTGGGATCGGCGTAGCTCATGCCCGCCCACCCGCTCCATCGATGAGATCGAACATGCTCATGGTCTGGCAACTCGTGTCTTCATAGTCCCGAAGGTATCCGACGGCATCGCGGAAATAGTCGTTGTTCAGCTCGATGGTATAGCCGCGACGCTTGGCCTTGATGGCCTCCAGGGCCACGGTCCCAAGACCGCCGAAGGGGTCCAGAACCAGGTCGCCGGGATTGGAATAACGGTTGATCAGCCGGTCCACGATGTCCAGCTGCAAGGGGCAGACGTGCATGACGCGGTTCTGCTGGCTTTGGTTGGTGTTCAGCGTTCGCATCCGGTTCACATCGTCCCAAACCTGATCCGTCCAAGAGCCGGGAGCAACCACCATGAAGGTGGCGGGCAGGTGTCCGTCTTCGTCCAGCTTCTTGGCCAGCTCAACGTGCTCGGCGTAGTTGTAGACCGTCTCTCGGCTGTACTTCCGGTAGAGCGCCTGAAGCTTCGAGACGTCCGCCCGCATCAGTTCTTCCTTGGTGATCAGCCGGTCCCCGGACGATCTCCAGAACCCGTGCGCGTCGATCTGCCACTGTGCCCGGGTGTAGTCCTCTTTGGACTTGGTGACAGGCTCGTCGGCGTAGGCCTTGGAACGATCTGTCGGCAGCTTCCGGAACAGCAGAATGTACTCCGGGCAGCCCACGCCCATCTTCGTGCCGTCCTTGCACTGCTCCGTCCAGCCGAGGCGGTAGGTCTGATTGTTCTCACGTACCACATCAGTTACGACGGTAATCATGCCAAAGTAGGCGAAGCCGTGCCGCATGTAGTGCTGAATGCACTGGGCATGGAACGGCTCCATAGTCGGCATGCCGTAGCCGGTAGCATTTCCAAACAGGACCCGGTCCTTGACATGGCAGGCAAATACCCGGCCCGGTTTGAGAATCCGAAGCAGCTGTGGGCTCAGATAGTTCATCTGGTCAAAGAACCTGTCCGTGCTCTCGTTGTGGCCGAAGTCGTTATAGCTGGCCGTGTATTCGTAATGATTCGAAAATGGGATAGAGGTAACGATCAGATCTATGCTGTCGTCCGGCATCTTGGCCGTCTCTTCGCAGCAGTCATTGTTGACGGCCGTCCAGGCCTTGCCCTTGAATTCCACTCGATCAACTCCTATGCTTCTGGCCATACGGATTGCGGCAAGCCGCTCCGACAGGCCGTATTTTTTCACAATGGCTTGCAGATTCGCCTGCATGGTCTTGTGCTGCTCCCACTTCTTCATCAAAGCTCGATAGATTCCATCTTCCGCTTCGGTGTAGATGATGTCGATGATCACCTTCTCGCTCTGCAGGAAACGATAGATCCTGTGAATTGCCTGAATGAAATCATTGAACTCATAATCGATTCCGATGAAGATAGCCCGGTGACAATGCCGCTGGAAGTTGCAGCCCTGGCCGCTCAAGCTCTTTTTCGTGGCAAACAGGCGGCTGCGGCCCTCGGAGAAGTCAATAACCCGCCGTTCCCGCTCGTCATAGTCCATAGAGCCGTAGATGTCCACGGTTCCGGGAATCTGGCGCAGAATCTCCCGGCGCTCCTCTTCCAGGTCATGCCAGAGAATGAAATGGGCGGACGGATCGCTGTCCACGATCTCCTTAGCCTTGGAAACTCTGGCCTTGATAGACCCGCTTTTCTCGTGGGCCGCATCCTTGAGACTGGCCGCCTGATTGATTTCCATGCGGACCTGTCCATCCCGATCCAGAGCGGAACCCATTGTGGGCGGCAGAATGTGGGTCCGAATCTCCATCGGCGGCAGATCGTAGCCTGTGGCGTCATAGCCCAGGTCGGCGGGCGAGGTCAGCATCAGCGCCCATGACGAAACCCAGAGCCAGAACTCTTCTTCCTTGTGCGGGTAGAGGGTCAGATTGTTTGCCTTGGTGCTGTCCCGCTTGAAAAACCGGGTGAGCGCCTGGCCGGTGTCCATAACCTCCAGAAAGCCGGCATAGTGGATCAGCTCCTTGTACTTGTTCGGGCTGGGTGTGGCCGTTGCGACCAGCTTAAACCGAACACCCCGGAATTTGTCCAGAAAGGTCTGATAGGTCTTGCTCCCGAAGCTCCGCAGCACAGATGCTTCGTCCAGGGCGCAGGCGGTGAATGCGGTTGGATCGATATCGCCGTCTCGGACCCTCTCATAGTTGGTGAGAAAGATCTGCGAAGTGGCCGCCGCCGCTTCTTCCATTGTCCGCACGTACTGCGGGGCCTCCATGCCCAGCAGCTCCACCGCATCCCTGGTGAACTCCTGACGGACGCCAAGGGGCAAAACGATCAGCGCCCTTCCGCCAATGTGCTTCACGACCAGCCGACACCATTCCAGCTCCTGAGCTGTCTTGCCTAAGCCGAAGGATTCGAAAAGAGCGCGTCGTCCGCCCTTACAGGCCCAGATCACAGAATCCCGCTGGTGGTGTTTCAGCGCATGATTGACTTCGCCCGGCTCAACGTCAAAGCCGCTCTCCGGGGCGACAATGACCTTGCTGTGCAGAAACTCATCGTATGTCACCTCAGCTGCACCTCCACGTCGTTTTCCTTGAGCACCTGATCGACGAAGGACCAGGAGATGCGGCCCTCGTTGATTCGCTCGGCCAGCCAGCCGAACTCGTCAGCCAACTGCTGCACGTCCTCCGCCGGCGCGCCGTGCTTGTCCAACAGGATGTACAGCGCCATCTTCAGCGCCTGCCGGATCCCGGTCTCAATTCCCCGAATCTCCGCCCGCTTCACGTCCTCGCCGGTGCAGACCTGCCGCCGCGGATTGGTCTTTGCCTTACTCATGGCGCTACCCCTCCGGCACGAACTCCGCGGACGGGCCGAGCACGCGCGGCATCTCGGCGTCCCGCGTCTCTGTAGGGGCGGTCACCGACCGCCCGCCGTCTCCCGTCCCGCCGTCCGAGCCGTCTCCCTCGCGCAG